AGCACTTTTTCATTCAGAACATTCTGTCGTATATAATGCTTTGTACAGTGTTCGTGGTGGCGTGAAGTATAGGTGCTGCACTCATATGACCCCATCCATTCTTCCGGTCCCTTTTTGTCAATCCGATGTCGGCGGAAGTACATTCGCTTTTTACAGTCTGCACAGAATATTTTCTGGTCAAAGAAATCAATCATCTGTTCCCGGATAATGGCAGACTGTTTCATTTTCTCCTGCCGGATACGACTGGCCTCCGCCAGAATATGCTGAACTGTATCAAAATCTTCCTGGCAAATGATCGCCGGATGCGTATTTTCATACCAAATCCAGTTCTCTGGATCTTCCTTATGCTTCTTGACACCCTTATAAATAGCGGTACGCATTCTGCCGTGAATCGTGTGTCCCAGATAGACCGGGTTTTCAAGAATGGAATTTATCGTGGACTTTGCCCAGCCTTTTCCAACCTGATTGCCATGTCGGGAACCATTTTCACGCTTGCGAAGTTCCGGATGGACAGCGCCTGCTTCTTCTAAGCGGTGAATCATGGAATTGACGGAAACGCCCTCCATCTTCCAGCGAAATATATTCCGCACATAAGGAGCGGCAGCCTCGTCAATTACATAAGCGGATTTATCTTCATTCCACATATACCCGTAAGGCGGGTTACGGCTCTGAAAGGTTCCGTTTTGCTGCTGCGCCAGGAGCGCCGTGGAAACCTTACGGGAAATATCTCTGGAATACAGGGCGTTAATCAAATTTTGGAGCGACACAGAGAGAGACTCCATGGAACTGCCGCAGGTAAAGTTGTCAAAGTTTTCTTTGACAGAGATGAAGCGTGTTCCCAATGCCGGAAAAATCTTTTCCAGATAGTTGCCCACTTCAATGTAATCTCTCCCGAATCGGCTCAGATCACGAACCACGATAGCCTCCACCTTACCGCTACGCACATCATCCATCAGCCGGTTCCAGGCAGGACGGTCAAAAACCGTGCCGGTTTTTCCGTTATCGGCGTAAACCTCCGCAAGTCTGAGATAGGGACAGCCTGCAACATACTCCTTACAAACATCAATCTGGTTCTGGAGAGAAGCGCCTTCGTCCTGTTTTCCGCTGTTCTCCACAGACAGCCGTGCATAGATTGCAGTGACATAGGACATCTGCCCGATCTGTGCTGCCGATTCCGGCTGACTGCTATTTTTTCTGCTTTTTCTTGCCATGGTATCCTCCTATGTTCAGCCAGCCGCAGCTGGCCTTTCTTCAAATTCCTGGACATAGCGGAGCGCCAGCTCGTATTCATCCCGGTATTTGAATTGAATCTCAATCGCTTTGTTCTCGTAAATAAAAATCCGGTCTACCAGTGCCACCAACACCCGGCGATCCAGCTCCGAAATATTTTGGAACTGAGCAAACGCCTTTACCCAGGCACGGTTCGTCATACCGGTAGTTGCCGCCTGCGCCTGTTCTTTCTTCATACGTTCCACGGTTTCAGATTTCTCTTCAATCCGAGCCGTATAGGCGTTGCGGAACTCTGTATACTCGCTCTTTGTAATCACGCCATCTGCCAGATCTTCATAGAGCCGGAGCTTCAGTTTCCTGTACCGTTCGATTTCTTCCTCTACTTTGACAATCTGTGCTTCATAGTTGAAAGATTTCCTTTTTTCCAGAGGAAGACGTTCGATAAACGCAAGCACCTGATCCAGGTGCATAACGGTTTCAATCTGGTCATGGATTGCATGGAATACAACTTCCCGCAGTCGGTTCTCACTGAAAGAATGGGGAGAGCAGTTCTTTTCTTTCCGATGTTTTCCGCAGACATAATAAATATACTTTTTCCCACTGCGCGTCACAGTCTTTCTCACCATACCCTGCTTACAATCCCCGCAGTAAAGGAATCCGGAAAACAAATAATGCTGTCCGCTGTCATCCGCAGCCCGCATATCCCGTTTGAGCAGTTCCGACACCACCATGAAATCATCCGGTGAGATCAGCGCTTCATGGGTAGCTTCTGCATGAATCCAGTCTGCTTCATCTTTCAGACGAATATCATGTACCTTGTGGTTGGGCGTTCCTCGCTTGCCCTGAGTCAGGTTGCCTAAGTAAACTTCGTTCTTCAATATTCTGGCGATGGTGTTGTATTCCCATTGGGGAACATCCCGCCGCCGAAACGCTGTCTGAAATCTTACCCCTTGCTGGCGTTTGTGTTCCATCGGAGTGGGCACACCGCTTTGATTCAGCCGCTGTGCAATGCGCAGGATGGGAAAACCGTCCTTAAACATTCCGAAAATCATGGTTACGATCTCAGCTGCATCGTCATCCACCACCAGACGGTTTTTATCCTCTGTGGATTTCTGGTAGCCATACGGAGCGAAAGAGCCAACATATTCACCTTTCCGGCGCTTCACTTCCAGGTTGGTTCGGATTTTTACCGATATATCCCGGCAGTAAATGTCGTTTACCAGATTCTTAAACGGCAGTGTGATAGCATCCGAAGCACTTCCCGGTGCCAGACTGTCATAACAGTCATTGACGGCAATATAGCGGATGCCCAAGGACGGGAAAATCTTCTCCAGATAATTTCCTGCCTCAATGTAGTTTCTGGAAAACCGGCTCAGATCCTTGCTGATTGCACAGTCAATTTTGCCGGAGCGCATATCCTGAAGCATCCGCTGAAATCCCGGACGCTCCATGTTGGTTCCGCTGTAACCGTCATCTTCATCGTAAATCTCCACCAGTTCCAGGTCTGGATGGCGGGAGATGTACTCCATGCAAATGGCCTTTTGACTGGATATGGAATTGCTTTCTCCGTGTTCGTTGTCCTCACGGGAAAGTCTCGCATAGATTCCCGTCCGATAAATCTTTTCTGGCACTATAAAAACCTCCAATCTTTCTAATGTATCATCACAGAAAGACGGAGGCTGATCCTACTATAAATGCAGGAGTACAAGCCCCAGCAAATCGTGGCTGCGGCTCGTGTTCCTGTTTTGTTTTTGACCCGGTTTTATCTTACCATCCCGGCAGAACATTTGAAAAGGATGTCAACTGCCGGAGAGATACACGCTGTTGACACGCTCCTCTATGGTTGGGCCTTTCGGCTGGAACGCCAGCTTCACAACAATGCCTCCGTCTAAGTAACAGTAAGGATTGCGGATTTGCCGGATATGGGATTTCAAGCGTTCCTCATATCCGGCGTCCGGGTCTAAACGGACGCTCTCGCGGTCAACCAGCTGGGAGCGGTCAACCGTCCGAGGGTCTACGTTTTTCATTTCCTCTACGGATTGATACGCCACATGATTTCCCCCTTCCATCTTATGATGCGGCTCAATAAAATAGTCACGGCGACCTCCCTTCCGGGGTTCGTTATTCTATACCTATTACGGGTCGGTCTTCTTTATCCGTCCGGCATCAAAATTTCAGGGGAAGCATATAGCGACGGCTGTTACCGTTATACATCCGGTAGACCTGGTACATATACTTTTTGTATCCAGCCATATTTACTCCGAGGGAACGACCTTCCCGGTAAATAGTAAGCGGATCATACCGGCGCAGCTGCTCTACCAGGCGCTTAGGACTATATTCATCGTGATATAGATCTACGAAGAACACCACGCCAAGCAGAATCTCAAAGCGAAGAGAATCCGGAGCGCCGTCCCAGGCATTTACAATGTGCTGCATCCCTTCCTTATAAATTTTTTCGCCCACCTTCTTGTAGATGGAGTAGGCAGTGCCAACGCAGCCGATCCGGCACTTGCCTCTGTCCTGGTTGTAGTCCAGCCGTAAGCCTACATCCTCCGTGGCTTTCAGGAACGCCACCGCATCCGGGTCATTGCCGTAAATCAGCGCACGCAGTTTCGCACCGGCGGTGAGCTGGGCGGAAGTACCAGTCTGCTGAGCAAACAAAATAGCTTCATCCAGTTCGGAGAGGCCATAGAACACTTTGCAGCGGATGGGTAAGTCCTGACCGCCGTTGCGGAGCTTCCTGGCGGCAATGGTGTGCTGACCGTCAAAAACATAGTAGTGGCCGTCACGGAAGCTGACCTTCGGGTCATTGGCGATATGCTCGTCAAATTCTGCCGCAATCTTGCGGACACGGTTGGGATTCAGTTCCCGCTGATAAGCGTTACGAGGGACTTCCAGGTTCTTGCTGTAGATCATCATCTCGTCAAAGGGGCAGTTAATCAGGTTCTTCATGTTGGTTCCTCCTGTTCGATTTTGTTAATAAATTGAATGGCTTCTTTGAATATTTTCAGTACCTTGCGGCGGTACGATTTCTTATTTAAAAGACCCGGATAGCTTTCAAAGCAGCGAAGACATCGGCGAATCATGGTGGATACCGCGTCCTCCAGTTCGTAGAACAT